TAGAGCGATCGCGTTGACGAGCCCCGCGCTCGGAGCGCTTAAACCATGGCTTTCACAGCCGGAGAAATCACCAATATCGCCAATGCCGCGCTCGACTATTACTGGAGCCGGCCGGAAGAGTTCTACCAGACTCTGCAAGACAAGCCGCTCCTGAAGTGGGCGGAAACTGATCCAAAGAAATTCCCTGGCGGCAAGGGCAACATCTCGGTCGCGTTGCATGGTCAGTTCGGTGACGGCTCAGGTAATGATGTCGTCAAAGGCTATACTCACAATGATACTGTGGGATTTTTTACTCCGGCGAACATCGTTCGGGGCAACTATCCTTGGAGAGAACACCATATCGGCTTGACGCTTACTCATACCGAATTGAAAATGGATGGGATAAGCGTAGTCGATACTAATGGTGAGAACACCACCGAGCACAGTGAGCGCGACGAAACTGTCTTGGTCAACTTATTCCAAGACAAACTGTTCGAGCTGGGCGAGCAATATGCGCGCGGCATGAATGGTCTGCTCTGGGGCGACGGCACCACCGACGCCAAGGCGCTGGCCGGCATGCGCTTCTTGATCTCGCAAGACCCCTCGATCGGCACGGTCGGCGGGCTCGATCAATCGCTCGCTAACAATGCCTGGTGGCGCAACCGGGCTCGCACCACGGCGTTCGGCCTTAAGGTCACCGGCACGCCGGGGTTGGCGGTGCATGGCGGCGATTCGATTACCTCCGACCCGACCAACGGCGGCGCGTTGATCACGATGTTGCAGTCCGAATATCGTCAGCTCATCCGCTATGGCGGCAAGCCGACGATGGCGTTGTGCGGCTCCGACTTCCTCGGTGCGATGGAGATCGAGGTCAGGGCGAACGGCAATTACTCGATGCAAGGCTTCTCCAACTCGCGTGACGTTTCGGTCGGCGAATTGAAGTACATGGGCACAACCTTCCAGTACGACCCCAGCCTTGACGATCTCGGTTTGTCGAAGCGTTGCTATTGGTTCGACCCGAAGAAAATCTTCCTGGTGCAGATGACCGACGAATGGCGGAAGGACCACACGCCGTCACGGCCGGCGAATCAGTTCGTCCTCTACAAGTCGATCACGTCAACCGGGCAGATGGTCGCTACTCAGCGCAACTCCTCCCTTGTGATTGAGATCAAATAGCGATCAGAGTGTAGGGCGTCGGTACGCACGACGCCCTACACTTGGAGGAACGCGAATGGATTATGTCGCATGCAAGATCGCGCTCGGCGGCGACTCGAACAATGTTTTGTATCGAGGCCCCGACGTGCCGGTCAGTTGGCCGGAGATTCGGGTGCTGCAGCATCTGCATGGCGAGGACAACGTTTTCGACTGCGAATATGTCGGCTCGGAATCGGTGACCAGCCAAGCGGAGAAGATGCGGCTGCTCGGGCTCTACGGAGCTGAAGCGGTCAACATTTGCTATCCCGGTTCGCGGCCGATGATGGACATGGAGTTCCCCGGCGACAAGGAGCCGATCGCGATCAAGCGCCCTGAGCGCAAACTGATCGCCGACATCAAGCGATCGGAGCCGGAGCCGGAATTGCCGCTGCCGCCGAGAGAGACGCCGAAGCAGCGGGCGCAGCGGCAGCAAGCAGAGGTATGAGATGCCGCTGGGTATCGCGCTGTCGGATCTGCGTTACGAGCTAAGGGCCGAGATTTATTCAAGCCTTTTGCCGGCGCACGGCCTTTCCGCCGTCGACATGCAGAATGTCATTCTGGAGCGCACCCAGCGCGAATTGTGGAACCAATATGTTTGGCCGCATCTGACTTACCGGATCGATTTCGATTGGCCGGCGAACACTCAATACATCGACTTCGATCCGACGATGCCGTTCGAGAACGTGGTCGGCCTGTGGCGCAATTATAACCCTTCGAGCCAGCAGCCGTGGATTCAGTTGCGCTACGGGTTCGAGGATTGGATCAATGAGACGCTGGCGTCCTATCCGCCGGTGCGATGGCGCAATGTGGTCACCGTCGATAACGCCAGCGGGCTGACCAATTTCGCCGGCCAGGCGCAAATCTGGCCGATCCCGACCATGCTGTCGCACATGCGCTGGAACGGGCAAGCGCCGCTCAATCCGCTCAAGGTCGACGCCGACAAGTGCATGATCGACTCGACCGCGATCGTGCTCACCGCTGCGGCCGAGCTGCTCGGGGCGCAGAAGAGCGAAGTGGCGACGCTCAAGGGGCAGAAGGCGCAATCTTATATTCGCCGCCTGCTCGGCCGCTCGGGTGCGAACAAGCGCGACATTTCGGCGATGGGCCAGGGCCAGCGCGCCCAGCCGACTTACGCGAGCGGCGCGACCCCCTACCTCGACTATATTCCGGGGCCGTGAGCCTTGCCCGTCTATCAGATCCAGGATTTCAAGAGCGGGCTGGATCTCCGCAAAAGCTACGCCACTGCGCCCGCCGGTTCGTTGCGAGTGCTGCGCAATTGCATCATCAGCGCCGGGGCGGAGATCGAGAAGCGCACTATTTTCCTGCAGTGGGGAACGGCGCAGCCGACAGGGGTCAGCTATGGCGTGGTGTCGCGCAATGGTGAAATTTTTGTCGTCGTTAACGGCCCCTCCGGGATCACCGATTGGAACCCGGTTGGGCCTTCGCCCGCATGCACGCCGGGTGTGATCTCGCTGCCGTTCCCGGTTGGCATGAGCCGTGTCGCTGACTGGGATCTGTTTAACGGTCAATTTTACATTGTCATGGCCGGCAACGATGGTCGTTACTATCACTACTACAATCAGGTTCTGGTCACCGACGCTATGGCGACGGCTTCGTCAGTTCGCACGTTTGGCTCGAAAATGTACGGCGTCGACGGTCGGCTGTTGCGCTTCTCGGCGATCAACGATCCGACCAAATGGACGCCGCCAGGCGGCACCACCAACGACGGCTCGGGCTATATTGATCTCTCGGCGCAGGACGCGGATTCGACCAGCCTGATCGGGCTCGAAGTTTACCTCGGCAACATGGCGATCTTCTCGACTCTGTCGACCCAGATTTGGAAGCTCGACCCCGATCCAGCACTCAATCAGTTTGTCCAGCTCCTGCGCTCGACCGGCCTGCTCGCGGCGCAGGGGCTCGTGCAGTTTGGCCAGGACGTGCTCTATATCTCGTCGCATGGCGTGCGTTCGCTGAAAGTGCAGAACATTTCGCTGACCGCCGGTACGACCGACATCGGCACGCCAATCGATGAGATCTTTCGGCAATTGATCATCCAGAATGGCGCGGCCTGGTTCGCCGGCGCGCGCACTCTGATCCAGCCGCGCTCGGGTCGGGTGATGGTGGTGCTGTACGATCGGATCTACATGCTGTCGACCTTCCAGGAGCCGGCGCTGACCCATGGGTGGTCCTGCGCGGCGACGACGGTTGGCTTTATTTGTACGGCAGCGACGTTCTGGCCGCTTACGACGCGACCGAAGCCGAAGTGATCACGCCGGCGCTCAATTGCGACAGCCCGTCGAAGAACAAGCTCTTCCACTCGTTTGATGTCGGCGCGGAGGGTACTTGGACAATGTCGGTCGGCTGCGACCCGAACAATCAGGCGACTGAAGAGACGGTCGCCACCTTCACCGGCTCGACGTTTGTCAACCCGACCATGACGATGCCGGAGCAGAGCACCCACATTTCGCTGCGCTTCCGATCGACCGACGCTACGCGCGCCAGGCTTGGTCAGGTCACCCTGATCTTTGACGATGGGAGCACCGATTGATCGGCGGTCTGACTCCCTACGGGCTCGAATTTGTGGTCGGCAATTTGCGCGACGCCGACGAAGCGGAAGTACGCGCGACGATCTACCAGGGCAGCGCGGAAGCGACCGCCAAATTGATCGCCGGGATTCCAGGGCCGAAATGGGAGGCGCGCACCGAGCGCGACGCCGAGCCCGCGGCGGTCGGCGGCTTCGTCCCGATCTGGCCCGGCATGGGCTCCGGCTGGATGTGGGGCACCAGTCGCTGGGACGAGGTGGTGATCGAGGTGACGCGGGCGATGAAGCAGCATATCCTGCCGACGCTCGACGCCCGTGGCGTGCATCGCATCGAATGTCGCGCCATGGCGTCCAACACCGCTTCGATCCGCTGGCTCGAAATGCTGGGGTTCAAGCGGGAGGCCGTTACCGCCCAATTCGGCCAGGGGCGCGAAGATTTCGTTCTTTGTGCGCGGGTGACGGGCGATGCGCCACGACGTCATTGACAACTTAGCTTTTCGTCTCGGCAAGGTCGACGACGTCGAGCCGTTGCTGACCCAGCATGGTGAAGATCATTTCACTGAAGGCGGGTTCGCGACGTTTTCGACGTTCGACCTTGAGCGCGCGGTGCGCGAAACGAAGCGGCTCCTGGCCCAAGGCGACACGCCGTTTCTGATCGGCGAGGTTGCCGGCGAGTTTGTCGGCTGGATCTCGTGGACGATGATGCACGTCTTCACCGTCGCGCCGATCGCGGTGTTGTGGAGCATTTACGTTCGCCCCGCATACCGGCATGGCGCAGTGGGTCGAAAGCTTGTCTGGCTCGCGGCTGATCTCGCCAAGGCGGAAGGCGCGTGCGCGTTCTTCGCCACCGTCGCGCCGACCTCGATCGGCGGTCAATCGCTCTGCCATCTGTTTCGAGAGTTTGGGTTTACGCCGATGGGCGGCGCATTTTCGAAAGCGCTCTGATGTCCGGTTCAGCTCCCACCAATAGCGCCGCGGTCGATTTCGAGAAGCAGCAGGCGGCCGAAGCCGATGCAAAAGAGGCCGCCCGTCAGGCGCGGCTGACGCAGGGTCAGACGGCGATCGACCAGATTTTCAGCGGCTCGCCGGTGATGGGAACCAAGACCAGCAATTACGACTGGTCGGGGTTCACGCCGGGGTCGGGGTTGATGCCGGCGAGCGGCATGCCGGCGGGTTACACCGCAGTGCGGATTCCCGGTGCGCCAACCACAACTGCAGCGCCTAGTGGGCGGCCTGGCGTTCCGAGTTCACCTCAGACTGCTGGGCAATACAACACTGGGCGCTATGCCTCTCCGGTGTCGAGCGTCGCGTCAACTGCGGCTGCTTTGTCATCCGCGCCGACTTGGGGCCTCCAGGACGCCAGCGGCAACATCACCAAGCAGGGCGATCCGCTCAGCATCACATCGCAATACGACACCGGCCAGAGGACTGGTGGTTTCGATGATGCTTTCTACAACGCTTACAAGCAAAAGGTGCTCGACTACTACCAGCCGGACGAGCAGCGCCAATATGACGCCGCTCAGCGCGATCTGAAGTACAGCCTGGCGCGCGCCGGCACGTTGCAATCCTCGACCGCGGCCGACAAGCAGGGCGAGCTGGCTTATAACGACGCTTTGCAGAAGGCGAATATCGTCGCCAACGCCAACACCCAGGAAGGCAATCTCAAGAGCCAGATCCAGTCGAACAAGCAAGCGCTGATCAATCAACTCTATTCGACTGAAGATCCGACGCTGACCGCGAACCTGGCGCAATCGAGCGCCCAGGCTTCGCGATTGCAAGACCCGAACCTGACGCCGGCGGCGGCTTTGTTCACGCCAGCTTTGACCACGGTCGGCAGCGCCGTCAACGGAATGATGTATCCAGGCTTGCCTTACACTTCGCCCTACAACACCGCGCCGACCAGCCCGGTGCCGGCGTCGGCTAGCGGCACTGGCTCCAGCAAGTTGATTGGGGTCTGATCATGTGCGACCCGCTCAGCGCTATCGCTCTCGCTGGCTCGGCTGTCGCCGCCGGCGTCAACTACATGGGCCAGCAAGACACCCTGAACGCTCAGAAGCAGGCTAACGAGGATTGGGTCGCCACCCAACGTGCGGCGGCGGCAAAGGCGGCGGCGGCCGACGAAGTGCAGCGGCAGAAGGCGACGGCTTCGCTTGGCACCGCGGAGACGGCGCTTGGCCCAGCCAACCAGACAGCGGTGCAGCAGGGCGCGGCGACCGACCTCAACAGTCAGATGCTGGCGGGCTCGCCGGCCAACGCTAATTCCAACATCACTCTGCTTGGCGGCACGCCGGCCGACACATCGGTCAGCTCGGACATGGCGAGCCGGGTCACCAACGCCGCCAGGGAGGCGCAGGGGCGCATCAAGGCGCTGGCGGGTATCACTTCCTACGGCGGCGGCTACCAGGGCATGGGCTCGGCCGCCAGCTCGGCGCTGGCCGATTCGGCGGAGGGGATCAATCTCGCCAACGACCTGCGCTCTGGCACAACCAAGACGCTCGGGGTCACCCAGGCGATTCAGCCGGTGCAATATGCGCAAGGCTCGAACATCGCCGGCACGATCGCCGGCCAACTGGGCAATATCGCCGGCAGCGCTTTTTCGAACAGCGCCGCGGGCAAGAGCCTCGCTAGCAGCATGAAGACCGCCTTCTAATGGAGTAACGCCGATTCC